TATTTCACAACATTGACGGCTAATGCGTCATCAAATTCCATTTCATCGAATGCTGCATCCAATTTTTCTTGATTCATATTAGCCGCCTTTGTTAGTTAAAAGGGAAAATCCTCTTTATCAGACTTTTCTTTTGGTGGATTCATATATGCCCAGCCTGACCAACCGCCCTCTACGATAGGCATACAGTCGAATTTGAGCATAGGCCCGTTTTTGGTTTCGATAACCGAACCAATGCGTTGATAGCGATTCTTTTCTGCGCCATCTTTGTTGGTGTATTTGCCAGAAATTACGCTGACTTCATATTGTGTTTTACTCATATTTTTCCTTTAACTTTGCTACTTTATTATCTAATTCTGTAAGAAATAAGACAACTTCTTTCTCCAACATTGCAGCGTACTCAGGGTCAAACTCGACCTCTTGCACAAACAACTGAAGATGCTCTGGTAAACGATTGTCAAAACTGACGAAATCGCACCATTTTCTTTCACAGCACAGCATTTGCCATTGCATCTGCGTGATGTATTTAGTTGGCACTTTGCCTGATAACAGCGTATCAATGTGTGTGGCCGTGTTAGGGCATTTAATCTCTACCAAGCCATCGTCAGCAACCAATCCATCTGGGCTTGCGCCTGACATTTCTATGCGTGGGTGGTTGATAAAACCTACCTCTTTTACCAGCAAAGAACGAGCGTTTTCATAGGCTGACCTGGCTAACGGCTCAGTTTGCGTTCCGTGTTCCATAGCTGCATTGGTAAATGATTCGCCCTTTTGACCAGTAAGGCGCTCACAGATTAACTGCGCCATGTAGTTATCTCTGCTTGCTGAATAGCCGGTCTTAGTCTTGGCTATCACATCTGATACGCGGGATGCAGTTACCTTACCCAAGCGGGCGGTAAACCATTCGTTAGTTTGTTGTTCCATTACCTATCTTTCCCAAATTTATGATTGTTCCAAATATCAGGTCGGCATTTCTTTTCGACCTTCATAAGATGTTGATACCGACCAGAGCAATCTTCACAAATGGTGCAAGACTCATTTGCTATACGCGCACAATCTTTCCATTCCTCATAAAGTTTCATGGTTGGAAAGCACATGGGCTTTATGTACGCTGGTAGTTCAATCATCCAAGTTTCCGTTTCATCATGTCTTTAGCAGCTGTGACGGCTGTTAGCCATTCCTTATCGTTACCAGCTGCTTTATAGGCATCCTTAAACGCGTCTTGCAAAGCCTCAACTGTCTGGGATTCTTGGATAGTTGCCAAATGGTCTTGCATAGCGTTGTGATTGGCTTTGACTGGCTTGCTACCAGCGTTGCCATCATCATCTTCTGGGGCTATACCGCAGGCAGCCATAAGGCTATACCTTCTTGCATAAGTCAAAGCACTAGCGTAGCCCTGGGGGTCGTGCTTGACAGCGGGGAAGTGGACTATTCCGCACTCCAGCATCTCGCCAGATTCGTGGACAAACACAGTCTCTACCATTACCCCGTTGTCGCAGTCGTAGTTTTTTTGCAACAGATATATTCCGTTGTCGTTTAGCGCGTCTACAACAGCCTCAACGCAAGCGGAGAGGTCAGCATAGCGTGAGCGGAAATGTGGGTTAGTGGCGGTCTTTAAAGCAGGCCCGAAAGCCTTTTGTGCTTTGACAATAGCAGTTGCAATGTTTTTCATTTAGTTTCCTGTAATAAGTAAGGCAAAGATAAGACCAGCAACAAAGCCTGATAGCCATAGGATTACTTGGTCTGCTTTAGTGGGTTTTGTGGGGGTGTAAGGGCCGTCAATCATGTTAGACCTCATAGTGTTTGGATTCGTAACGGGCGAGCGCGTAGTCAAGTTTGTCGTTTTCAGCCTGTTCTTTACAAGCCTTAACATAACCACGTTCAAGGGATTGGATTACTGTGTCACGCAGTAAGTCGGTAATAAGTGCATCACCGATGTAGACAAACCAGAGGTTGTCGGTTTCTGAATCAAAGTAACATTCGAGGTCAACGCCTGGCGCGTCTGGGTGTTCGCACACCATACAGTCAAAGTCGCTGTGTTCTGCTTTCATACTAACTCCTAAAAGACCGCTTGCTATTTGCTACGGCATGGCGTAACTATATTAGATTTCTAATGTCCTAGTCAAGTGCGGGGTTATTAGAGAACTAATGTAGAATTTTCAGCATGACAAAACAAGAAATTATCAAATTGGCAGGCTCACAGGATGCGCTTGCCAAAATTCTGGGAATCACCCAAGGTGCGGTTTCGCAGTGGGGAGACAAGATTCCAGAAGGCCGTTACTGGCAGCTGATGGTTTTGAAACCTGAGTGGTTTAAGTCATAATTGTTTTGAACACGGCTAGGTCTGAAGTCATGAGCAGACCGAAAAGGGTTACGCCTTCCCCTGCCGATGTTTCTTTTAAAGGTGCGTAAAAGGCATAAAAATGCAAATTAAGAACTGGAAAAAGTTTCAACACTTTAAGGATAGAAAACCGCCTTGGGTTAAGTTGTATCGAGATTTACTTGATGACATAGAGTGGTTTGAACTTGACCCTAAAGCCGCAAAAGTCTTAGTAATGCTGTGGTTAATAGCCAGCGAAGACGATGGAAATATACCAACTGCAAAACAACTGGCTTTTCGATTAAGAATGTCAGAAAAGGAAACAGAAGTTTGCATTTCCAAGTTGTCTCACTGGCTGGAACAAGGTGATAGCGAGGTGATATCAACACGATATCAAGATGATGCACCAGAGACAGAGAGAGAGACAGAGAGAGAGACAGAGACAGAATGTATTAGCCCACCTAGCGGTGGACTTCCAAACTGTGACCATGAAAAAGTAATTGCTCTATACCACCAGCATCTACCAACGCTACGCAAGGTGGAGGTATGGAACGATGCCCGTAAAGGCTACCTACGGCAAAGATGGCGGGAAGTGGCAGAAGAACTAGCCAAAGAAAAAGATGTGCAAGTTACGGACATACTGACTTGGTTTGCTGAATTCTTTAGCCATATCAGCCAATCTAAATTCTTGACAGGCAGGGTAAACAGTAAAGATGGTCGCGCTTTTGTGGCTGACCTAGAGTGGATACTTAAACCAAGCAATTTTGCAAAAATCATCGAAGGAAAATACCATGGCACTAACTAATTTTCGTAACAATGTAAAACAAGAATCTGGCTTTGATGAAGAGCAAAGATTGATGTGTAGTTATCCTGGTTGCCATAAGCGCTGGACAGTTCATGTAAGCGGTGACAAGCCTAAATGCTCAGAGCATCAATGGGGCAAAGAAAAAACAACTTACTCGCATCCTACTATTGAGAAATCAGTTACCCAAACTGTCCAACAATGGTATGAGAAGGAGGAATTTTGAATGAGTTGGCATTATTTGCGGGTTGCGGAGGAGGAATCCTTGCAGGACATTTGCTTGGGTGGCGATGTGTTGCAGCCGTTGAAATCGAAGATTACCCACGCAGAGTTTTATTGCAACGGCAGGCTGATGGACTCTTACCTAGATTCCCTATCTGGGATGACATTTGTACCTTTGATGGAAAACCTTGGCAAGGAAAAATCGATGTTGTCAGCGGAGGATTCCCTTGCACCGACATCAGCATTGCAGGCCGAGGCGCGGGACTTGACGGAGAACAATCTTCAATGTGGTATCACATGGCGCGGGTGGTTAGCGAAATTCGACCTAGATTCGTATTTGTGGAAAACAGCCCAATGCTCATTCATCGAGGAATCGGGCGAGTGCTTGGAGACCTTTCCGCAATCGGGTATGACTCGAAATGGACTGTTATGGGAGCTGCCGATGTTGGCGCACCGCATCAACGCGACCGCATCTGGATTGTGGCGAACGCCAGACACGGGGGGGGGGGGGACATCTGGACTGCTCAAAAAAGGCAAGAATCATCGAGCGAATGGCCAACCCATCCAAATCAGATTGGTGGACCAAGTGAACAATCCAAGACTTTGGCCTACCCCAGTTTCTCGGATGCACAAAGACAGGGGATACCCATCGGAGTACGACAGGAACGAGATACCCCTAGCGGCACAGGTTGGTGGTCCGCTGAACCCAGATTGGGTAGAGTGGCTGATGGGGTGGCCAATAGGGTGGACAGACTTAAAGCCATTGGTAATGGACAAGTCCCATTGTGTGCAGCAACAGCCTGGAGAATCCTAAGTGAATAAGACACAAGCGCATGAATTACTTGATAGACAAAAAGAACAAAGAAACGTTACAACACTACCTAGCGCGATTGATTACGCACTATTCCTCACCGGAGACCTTGGAGGAAATGCGTTGGTGTTTAGCGAGGGAGTGGATAAATCGTTACAACAAGAAAGTCAAAGATGTTGGCAAAGTAAAGGCTATGACGTGGTGGCTGGCACAGGTCGCTACTATGGAAGCGAAGAATGGTTTAGAGCGAACCACGGATTTAAAGCGGAGGATGAATGAAATCAGAAGAAATAACCAAAATGTGGCTTGATTCAGCATTTGACCCTTATGTTTTTGCTGAAATGGTTGCCAAAGCAGAACGGGAGGAATGTGCAGCTTTGTGCGAAGAAGAACGCATAAATGCTGTCCATTACTCAGCCCCTACCCAGTCAAACTGGTTAGCAAAGAAAATCCGCGCCAAATGATTCACTATCACGGCACACCCATATCGCCAATAAAAGCGATTGAAACAATGGGTGGCAAACATTTTTGTGTGTCATACGCTAGGCCAGATGACCTTAATCGTTGCCTACGCCTTGGGCAAAGCCTAATGCTAGACAACGGGGCATTTAGTGCATTTACCCGTGGATTGCCATTTGACCGCGATGGGTTTTATGAATGGGTAGAGCCTTTGTTAGCCCATCCGCATTGGGCGGTAGTTCCAGATGTGATTGATGGAACTGTTGAACAACAAAGGGAAATGGTCAAAACATGGCCTTTTCGCAAAGAGTTTGGGATTCCTGTGTGGCATTTAGGACTACCCATTGACTACCTATTGGAAATCTCAGACCAATGGGGTCGCGTCTGTTTCGGCTCTGCTGGTGAATATTGGCAAATTGGCACAACAAAGTGGTGCGGAAGAATGGATGAGGCATTTAATGCTTTGTCCAAGACTTTTGGCAAACTGCCTTGGGTTCACGGACTCAGAATGTTGGGTCAAGCCGCTGGCCCTTGGCCTCTTGCCAGTGCAGACTCCACCAATGTTGCCCTACACCATGCCGAACACGCGCCTTGTGCGGGCTGTATGGCTAAACGCATAGATTCAACCAACCCACCCATCAAATGGGAAAACAAACCTTTACAGGAATCATTTTTATGAGATACGCCAAAAGGGTTGACGCTAACCAAGACCAGATAGTCTCAGCCCTACGCGCAGCTGGCGCTTATGTATGGATTATTGGACTACCAGTCGACCTTTTAGTTGGCTACAAAGGTCACACCTTCTTGGTTGAGGTCAAAGACGGCTCTAAAAAGCGTTTAACGCCCCTACAAGACGAGTTTTTTCAGAATTGGACTGGTAGCACATTGGCGCGGATAGACAACGCTGAAGCGGCATTAAGAATGATTGGGGTAGTTAAATGAGTTTTTTAATTGATTCACCAACTTGCATATCTTTTTCTGGGGGCCGAACCTCCGCATATATGCTTTGGCGCATATTGCAGGCTCACGATATGAGCCTACCAAGTGATGCAAAAGTAATATTTTGTAATACAGGAAAAGAAGAAAACGCTACTTTAGACTTTGTTGAAAGGTGTTCTAAAGAATGGGGTGTTGACATTACTTGGCTAGAGTTTGCTGTTGAAAATGATGAAAAAGTCTCAAAGGTTGTAAATTATGAGACCGCCAGTAGGAATGGTGAGCCATTTGAAGCGGTAATTAACTGGTTTCAGCCGTCTTTGCCCAACGGCAGAGCCAGGTATTGTTCTAGCCAAATGAAAACCAGAACCATGCACAGACATTTAAGGTCTTTGGGATGGATAGACTGGGATTCCTTAATTGGAATTAGAGCCGATGAGCCAAGGCGAGTTGCTAAGTTCCGCGCTAATCCTCACCCAGAAAATAAACACGAAACAGTTTGTATGCCTCTTGTGCCTGCAAATGTATCGTCTAAAGAGGTTGGTAAGTTTTGGGCTAGTCAATCATTTGACCTAGGTTTACCAAATATAAACGGCAAAACAATGCACGGAAATTGTGATTTATGTATGCTAAAACCCAAATCTCAAATTCTTAGTCTGATTACTGAGAAGCCAGAAAGAGCGCTCTGGTGGATAAAACAAGAAGAAGAAGCTGCAAAACGATGCCACGGAGATGGTAAATACTTTGCTATTGACCGCCCCAGTTATGCCCAAATGTATAAATATTCAGCGGAACAGACTGATATGTTTGACGCAAACGAAGAAGGCATATCTTGCTTTTGCGGTGATTAAATGAAATACCTATTGAAAAATAAAGACCAGGCTAGAGCATTGATGGTCAAAGCATGGCCACAAGTGCTGGAATCGTTATCTATTGGCATAGAAATGACTGTTGAGTTTAAAGAAGCAAATAAAAGCCGAGAACAAGAAGAAAAGTATCATGCCATGATTAGCGAAATAGCAACGCAAGCCCAGCACATGGGCAGTAAATGGGATGCTGAGAGTTGGAAACGGCTATTGGTCGACCAGTTTTGTAAGGATACTGGGCTAAAAACGGGCGTAGTTATGCCTAACTTATCTGGCGATGGCATAGTGCAGCTAGGCTTTCAGACAAGGAAGTTTACCAAAGAACAAGCGTCAGAATTTGTGGAATGGCTATACGCTTGGAGTGCAGAAAACGGGGTGTTACATGAAACTGATGAATAACCCCTACGCTACACACATAGACTTTTTTAGTTTTAAGGGTTTCTTTAAAAATAACCCAAACGCTACGCCCAGCAATCTGGATATGATTTTTGAGCGCAAGGGTAAGTTCTTGGTGGGTGAGTGGAAACGCCCAAACGAAAAGATAAGCAAAGGTCAAGAAATCTTACTGAAAACCCTAGCCAAGCAACCAAACTTTGTGGTGCTGATAATCCAAGGCGATACTGACGGGGAAATGGTGGTAAACAAGTATTGGCGCGTGGTAAACGATACTTGCCAACAAGTAGGCGAATCGGCAGAACATCTAAAGGAATATATGAACCTATGGTACGAGTGGGCAGATGAACAATAAACCTACGCTAAAAGAACGCAACCATCTAGCAAAGATAAAAGAGATGAAGTGCGGTGTATGCGGTGCAGCTGCGCCTAGTGACGCGCACCATATTGTTCAGCACCAGCAGTACCTATGTATACCGCTATGTAAAGACTGCCACCAAGGGTCGCACAACGGCATACACGGGGAACAAAGGATATGGAATGTCTACAAGGTAGACGAATTGTCTGTGCTAAACGAAACGCTGAGAGTATTACTTGCGTAATGCAGGGATACCAGCCTGTGGTTGGGCTTCATGGCTGCGGTGCATAGGATGAGCGTGAGCCATATCTGTCTTTTCGTGTTCTTTCAATTCTTTTTCGAGTTCTGCAATCTTGCGCGACTCTTTTTTGTATTCGCGTTCCATCACATAGTGACCGCCAGAGGTAGGTTGGCGCTTAGACTCAGATATGGTAAATTTTGTAGGCATTGGAAAAAACTCCTATAATGGTGTGGACATTGTACAATGTCGATTAACCTTGCAAGGAAATATCATGGGAAAAATGGACAAAGAAGTTTACAAGATGGGTGTATCTGGCGAGAAGATGCCTAAAGGCGTTTTGTCATCTGACACCTCTGGTGAGCGTAAAGGCAAAATCGTTGGTGGTGTTGCTATGGGTAAAGAAGATAAGACTGCTGGCATGGAAGGCGAGTTCAATACTGGCCGTACTGCTGGTGTTTGCTACACCCACGACCGCTCACACTATCGTTAAAAGCGAAACCCCAGTAGTCTAGCGGGACTAAAGGGGCTTCTAACCAAATCAAGAAAGGTTGATATGGCTGGACAACATTGTAAGGACTGTCGGCACTACCACGACAACGGCTCAATATTAGGGCTTTGTCGTAGGTATCCGTCATATCAAAACCGCAGTCCCAATGAGACTTGCGGAGAGTTTTCGGTGAAAGCAGTTGCCGAACTTACCCCCGTTAACGCGGGGGATTTTTTGCCTGACCCAGTTAAGAAGCGTATGGGCAGACCACGCAAAGAAGCACAAGAGGTGGCAGATGGAAATTAAACCATTACGCGACAAAATCATTGTCAAGCCAGAACCGCGCCTAAAGTCAAACATAGACTTATCCCTTATGCAAGAAGCCGACTCAATCGGAACTGTCATTGCAGCTGGTGACGATGCGTTACTCCAGGGCGTTAACATTGGTGACCGAGTGCTATTTGGCACATTGGCTAAAGAATACAAAGACGAATACTTGAAGTTTGAGGAATTAAACTTAGATGGTGAGCGTCACTTAAAAATGTCGTGGCAAGATATTGCCGCAGTATTGGAGGAAGTATGAAAACGGGTTTGTATAGCAATATCCATAAAAAACAAGAGCGTATCGAGCGCCAAAAGGCTGAAGGCAAGCCAGTAGAGAAGATGAGAACGCCTGGCACAAAGGGCGCACCTACTGCTAAAGCATTTAAAGAATCGGCTAAGACCGCTAAGAAATGAAAAAGCACGACAAGCCCATAGAGCATAAAACCACGGGTAAGGGCAAGACCTACAATCCTACGGACAAAGGCGCTGGAATGACGGCTAAAGGTCGTGCTGAGTACAACGCCAAGAACAACGCCAATCTGAAGCCACCAGCCCAAAATCCCAAGACAAAGAAGGATGAGGGTAGGAAAGCATCATTTTGTGCGCGTATGGAAGGCGTCGTAAAGAACGCCAAAGGGCCTGCTGAACGGGCAAAAGCATCATTAAAGAACTGGAACTGCTAATGAACAAAGAACTAATCACCTTACGAATCCAAGACTTAATCTCAAAAGGTAAGGAATTGGAAATGCAGCTGCACCAAATCAATGGTGCTATACAACAATGTCAGTGGACACTAACCGAGATGGAGAAGCCTGATGCTGAAGAAGTCGACAAGCCCGAAAGCGTTTAAAGAAAACATCAAGACGGAGATAAAGGCTGGTAAACCAGTCAAGCAAGCCGTTGCCATTAGTTACGCTATCAAACGCGAAGCACAGAAAGCCAAGGCTAAGAAGTGACTGAAGAGAAACGCCCAGTTGGTAGACCAACATCCTATGACCCTGCTTTCTGCGAGCGGGTAATAGAACTTGGTCGCATAGGTAAGTCTATTGAGCAAATAGCCGCCAACCTAGGGTTTTCCACTAGGGTCTTATTCGATTGGAGAGATAAGCACCCAGAATTTCTGCGTGCCTTGGAATATGCAAAAGAATTAGAACTTGATTGGTGGGAAACGATAGCCCAAGCAATGATGGTTGAGAACAAAGATAGCGACAAATTGAACTCTTCTATCTGGTCACGCTCTATGGCTGCACGATTCCCTAAGAAGTACAGAGAAAGCACAAAGACCGAGATTACGGGTGCTGATGGTGCGCCTTTGGTAACTGGCATCAATGTGACCTTTGTAAAGCCTAATGGAGAGTAATGCACAGTTTCCTGTAAAGATGGCAAGCCTGTTCGATAAGGCGCGTTACAAAATCTATTACGGGGGAAGAGGGGCTGGTAAATCGCACAGTGCTGCCAAAGCCTTGTTAGTGCTTGGCGCTAAGAGCCAGATTCGCGTCTTATGCGCCCGTGAGTATCAGACCTCAATCAAGGATTCTGTACACAAACTGCTATGCGACCAAATAAGCCTAATGGGGTTAGAAGGTTTCTACGAGATAACCCAGACTGCAATTAAGGGTAAGAACGGCACAGAGTTTGCCTTTGTAGGTCTAAAGAACAATGTGGCCAACGTCAAATCCTACGAGGGCGTTGATTACTGCTGGGTAGAAGAGGCATCCACAGTTTCCAGAAACTCATGGAATGTCCTAATCCCAACCATCCGTAAAGATGGAAGCGAAATCTGGGTAACATTTAACCCAGAACTAGAAACAGACGAGACTTATCAAAGATTTGTGCTTAGACCGCCAGAAGGTGCAATAGTCCAAAAGATTAACTGGTCTGATAACCCGTGGTTTCCTGAAGTGCTGGCGCTAGAGAAAGACGCGCTCAAAAGTCGTGACCCAAGCGCCTACCAAACAGTATGGGAAGGCTTATGCCGACTTACTGTGGATGGCGCTATCTTTGCCCAAGAAATGCAAGTGGCAGAGTTAGACGGGCGTATCACTAAGGTTAACTATGACCCTACAAAGCCTGTACACGCCATCTTTGACCTTGGGTGGGCTGACAGCACAGCAATCTGGTTCTTACAGTTTGTAGGCATGGAGACCAGGCTAATCCGCTACCACGAAGATAGCCAAAAGACTATTAGCCATTACCTAGCCCTGATGCAAACCTACGGATATATGTATGACACGCTGTGGCTACCGCACGATGCACAGAACAAAACCTTGGCAAGCAACGGCAAGTCAATAGAGGAGATTGTCCGCGCAGCTGGCCACAAAACCCGCATTATTGAGCGCACACCGATAGTCGACAGCATTAATGCAGCAAGAACGATATTCCGTAATTGTTGGTTTGATAGAGAAAATTGCTACGATGGTTTACAATGCCTCAGACATTACCGCTATGAGGTAGACCCTGAGACGGGTCAATTTAGCCGTAATCCTTTGCACGACCAATACTCACATGGCGCTGATGCCTTTAGATATATCGGGCTAATGATTAACGAGCCGAAGCCAAGGCGTAAAGTGCAGAATCAAAACTATGGTCAGCATAACTCTTGGATGGGATAGATATGGCAGATGACTTTGACCCAGTAATCACCGAAGCGGTAGAGTTTCTCAAGTTCTGCAATGACGCAGACACGATGAACCGCCAAGAAGCGCTAGAAGACCTAAAGTTTGTATCTGGTGACCAATGGCCAGTAGAACTACAAAATAGCCGTAACCTCGAATCACGCCCGTGTTTGACCATCAATAAGTTAGATGGCTACTGCCGGCAAGTGGCTAACCAACAGCGCCAACAGCGCCCACGTATCAAGGTTCACGCCACCAACACGCATGAGCAGATGGTGGAAGCGCAGGACATACAAGGCATTATTCGCCACATTGAGGTCAACAGCAACGCAGACCACGCCTACGACAACGCTTTTGATTATGCGGTTCGTATGGGTTGGGGCTTTATGCGTGTACGTACAGATTACATAAGCGAAGATTCATTTGACCAAGAAATTTACATTGACCCAGTAGATAACCCATTTACTGTTTACTTCGACCCTAACAGCATATTGCCTGACGGCTCTGATGCTGAAAAATGCTTAATCACCACGATGATGAGCAAAGAGGTGTTTAGGTCAATGTACCCAGACAATGACGATGGCACATCTTTTACACAGCGCGGTACGGGTGACAGCCAGTCGGAATGGATTACAAAAGAGGATATACGCCTAGCCGAGTATTACTACACAGTACGCGAAAAGGCTAAGTTATACCTGTTAAGCGATGGCTCTAGCACCTTTGCTGATGACAAAGACTTCTTTAACCGCTTGGCTATGGCAGGCATATCGGTCATTGATACACGCGAATCGTTTAAGAAGACTATCAAATACAAGAAACTGACCGCCATCGAGGTTATTGAAGAGCGTGATTGGCCAAGCCGTTACATCCCTATCGTGCCTGTTTATGGCCGTCATGTTGTTATTGGTGACAAGCGTAAGAAGTTTGGCATGGTGCGCTACGCCAAAGACAGCCAGCGTATGTATAACTTCTGGCAGACATCAATTACCGAATCCATCGCTCTTGCACCGAAAGCCAAGTGGGTTATGGCAGAAGGTCAAGACGAGGGTCATGAAAACGACTGGGCGCAGGCCAACATCAAATCATTCCCGTTGTTGCGCTACAAGCAGACAGACATTGAAGGTAGACAAGCGCCACCTCCACAGCGTTTGCAACCAGAGCCACCGCCCGCGGGAACTATGGCGGCAGCTGCCATTGTTTCTGACGATATTAAAGCCATCATGGGTATCTTTGACCCTGCACAACTAGGTCAAGGCAATATCTCAGGCAAGGCGCTGAATGGTCAGCAACAGCAAGTTGACCTGACTAACTACGACTATTACGACAATCTAACCCGCTCGATTGCCCATGTAGGCAAGATTATTCTTGACCTAATCCCTAAGATTTACGATACATCGCGTGTATTGCGGATTATTGGTGAAGACGGCAAGCCAGATATGTTGCCATTAAATCAACAAGATGCCATAGGCAATATCTTGAACAACACATCCATCGGTCAATACGATGTGGTGATGGAGACAGGCCCAGGCTATAACAGCAAGCGTCAAGAGGCAGTCGATGCCATGATGCCTTTGCTGTCTAAGCCAGAACTGTTTAATGTGGCTGGTGACTTGGTGTTCCGTAACATGGACTTCCCTGGCGCTGACGTTATTGCTGACCGCTTGGCAGCTATGAACCCAATGAGCCAGATTGACGAGAAGTCGGACATACCGCCTCAAGTGCAGATGCAAATCATGGCGGCTAAGAAGCAAGTACAAGATATGCAACAGCAGATGCAAGCCATGCAGACGCTTATCAAACAGCGCGGTGATATTGAGCAAGTTAAGCAAGATAGCGAGACTAAGCGCGAATTGCTACGCCAAACCGCCAAGGCACATAACACAGAGACGATGGCAGAGGTCAAGGTCAACGACCAGAATACTCGCGCAATTACCTCTCAAAACAAGGTAGAAATCGAAGCAATCACTGACCTACTTTTGCATCACATGGGTACAGCAAGATTAAATGCTGAGATTGATAGACGCAATGCTGAACAACAAAGTGCAATGAGATTTGCCGAACAAGACATCGCTCAAGGCGGTAATCCTTTGACACAACAACAATAAAGTGGTAAATTAACCACACCTTACCCGTGAGGTTCACGGGGTAAATCCGTAGGGACACGTAATGTCTGAGAAAGAAGCCGGTCATGTATTGACCAGCGAGAACTCGCAAGAGTTTTATGCAAATAGATTAGGTTTAGCCGACCAACCCCAAGTTGAGGCTGTGCAAACAGAGCCAACCGAAGATGCGGAACGGAGTGAACCAGTCGAGGAGAAAGAGCAAGAGGAAAAGCCTAAAGCGAATCCGAAACTCGAAAGACGTTTTTCTGAGATAACCAAGCAACGTGAAGAAGCGCGTAAAGAAGCGCAACAAGAGCGTCAAGCAAGGGAAGCCTTAGAAGCCCGTTTAGCGGCACTTGAGAGACAGCCAGCGCCACAAGCGCCAGCAGTAGACCAAGAGCCACAACCAAGTCAGTTCAACGATGCGTTTGAGTATGCCAAAGCCCTAGCGGAATATACGGCTGACAAGCGAATCGGTGAGATGCGTAAGCAAGATGCAGAGGCTAAAGAAGCACAAGAGCGCCAAAAGGTCATTGACCAATGGGCGAACAAAGTGCAAGCAGCTAAAGCGTCATTGCCAGACTTTGACGACATTGTTGCGTCAAGTGATGTTGTCGTAAACGACGATATTCGCGACGCTATTCTTGAGAGCGATGTAGGGCCACAAATCCTCTACCATCTGGCTGAGAATGAAGATGTTGCAAAGAAAATCGCGGGCTTGAGTGCTAAACAAGCGTTGAGAGAGATAGGTAAGTTAGAGGCAAGGTTTGAGGCAAAGGAAACTGCGCCAGAGACTAAACCTGTTGTTCGTAGTAAAGCACCAGCGCCAATCCAACCGCTGAGAGGGTCTAGTCCTGCTGATACGCCCATGTCCACCACAGGTGAATGGCATGGAACATTTCAAGCATGGAAAGAAGCCCGCAAAGCAGGAAAGATTCGCTAAACCTAATCTTTTTTTAAATTTTCAAAGGAAATGAAATGAGTAATCAATTACTTACCATCTCCAAAATCACTAACGAAGCGTTGATGGTTTTGGAAAACGAGTTGACCTTCACTTCTGAAGTCGACCGCAAT